CACTAAAACATTTTTTGAGAGCCAACAAGTTATAAATGATCGTGCTGGTTTTTTTACAGATGATGTTTTGCCAGATGCCGTCATTTCTGATAATGATATGGCTGGATATTTTTTATTTGTAGGGAGTGACGGATTGATGAATGAAATCATAGATAGTCAGTATAAGTAATGGCCAAAAAATTTAAAAATTATGAGGCTCACGAATCAGTGCATCATAAAACAAGTATAGGGCGTAATGCAAGCAAAGCAAAAATGAACAAAGACAAAAGACGAGGTTTTTCAAAAAAATACAGAGGACAAGGCAAATAATGGCTAAACAACAAACAGAAATAGATATAGGTGGTATAAAATTTAAGGGCGGTAGGGTTTTTCTCATAATCACTATTTTAAGTTCATTTATTGGTGTTTTATGGGGTGGGTTTGAGGCATACCAAAGGTATCTTGATATGGAGGCAAAAATTAATTCTTTTGTTAGCCCTGATTTATCTGGTTTTGATAAAAAACTAGAGGTTGTAAATACTGAGGTTGATATGTTGCAATCAGAAATAGCAATAATATTAGAGGAGGTGTCTTTGGTAGCTGATGTTGCAAAAGAACTAAAAAACGACCTAAAAGCAGATGTACGAAGAATTGAAACTATCGTAGAAGATGTAGAGCAAAGAGTAAAAGAAGATAGTAGAGAAAACGCAAAAGATTTAAAAGAAACGATTAGTGAATTAAAACAAGAAATGACTGATTTAGAAGAAAAAATACAAAAACAAATTAGAATTGCTTTAGAAAATCCACTAAACAAAATGAAATGAAATATTTGATATTTTTAGTTTTTTTAAATGGTTGTTCAATATCTCTAATACCAGCGGATTGTGATAAAACAAAATACAAAAATTGTTATCAATATTATTGGAATAAATATTAATGAAATATGTTTTAATTTTATATATTTGCCAATTAAGCACAGGGGAATGTCCATCTAACAATATAACAATGCACACCTTTGAAACCCATAAAGATTGTGTATTAAGTGGTTATAGAATATCACATAACACTTTTAAAGATTTAGAACAAATGGAAGATTTTGAAAAAGATTTTATTGAACGAGAAAAAGTAGTAATAAAGTTTGAATGCAAAGGATTGCAAGCACCAACTACATAAGGTATAAATAAATATGACAAAAATAGTACCTAAAACAACAAAAGAACATATTGTAAATATTTACAATAAAATTGAGCTACTAGAAAAAAACCATATTTGGCACTTACAGCGTGAGGTCAAAAAATTAAATTATGTATTATGGACTATTGGATTTATGGTAGCAACTCAGTTTATTTCTTGGGTGCTTAGAATGGTGGGATAATGGATATAGAAACTTTAAGAGACGATATAATCAAAGAAGAGGGTGGAGTAATTTTAGAGCCTTACAAAGATCATTTAGGATATTGGACTATTGGTGCTGGTCACTTAATCAGAGATGATGAAAAAGAAGAATTAATGAAACCAATAACTAAAGAAAGAGCAGTAGAACTTTTTATGAAAGATTTTAATATTGCTCTAAAAGATATGGAAACATTTAGCGAGGGTATGGATATAGACGATAATGCCAAAGAATGTGTAACGCACATGGTTTTTCAACTAGGATTACCTCGTTTACAAAAATTTGTGAAATTTAAGGAATGTTTAAAAAACAAAGATTATGCGGGTGCGATGGTAGAAATGAAAGACTCAAGGTGGTATAATCAAACAACAAACAGAGCAAATCGTATTATAGCTAAAATGCAAAAATCTATAACTGCCGATGTCTAGGAGATAATAATGGTTTTAGGAAAATTATTAAGTGGTGGCACTGTTAAAGCAGTAGCAAATGTTATAGATGATTTACATACGAGTGAAGAAGAAAAACTACAGTTAAAAAATAGATTTGCTGAAATAGAGGCAAAACTAAAAGAAAAACAAATGTCTATTAATTTAGCTGATGCCTCAAGTAAAGCTGGTGGTATTAGTGGTTTTCTTCAAAGAGCATGGCGACCTTTAATTGGTATGTCCTGTGCTTTGGCAATATTTTGGGAATATGTATTATCAAAATTTATTTTATTTATTTGCGGCTTATTCCATTATGAGGTTCAAAATATACCTCAGATGGACATGGGAACACTTATGCCTTTAGTTATGGCACTCTTGGGTATGTCAGGTATAAGATCGTTTGAAAAACTCAAGAAAATAAACACCGACAAAGGAAAGGAGTAATTTATGGTCAAAAAGAAAATTGAACAACAAGTTACTAAATGGTGGCACGCATTCACAGAATTAAAATCTTGGGTGCAAATCGTAATAGCTGTTGCAGTAGTTGTAGCGGCTCACAATTATGTGTTGCATTAGGTTATGATTAAAAAGAAAAAAAAAACAGTTGGTCTAACCAAAAAACAAAAAAAGTTGCCTAAAGCGTTGCAGATGGCAATTTTAAAGAAACAAAAAAAAGGGAGATAATATGCCAAGAGGAGTTGGGTATGGCTCTAGTAGAATGAGACCGATGAGGTCAAAACCTATGAAAGCTAAGAAAAAAAAGAAAAAGAAGAAAAGATAATGGTTAAGGTTGCGTCTATAAAAAATATTATTAAAGACCTGAAACCTAGACAACAAAAAACCATGCGTTCTCATGCAAGGCATCACACTTTGAAACACATGAGATCAATGGCTAGGCTGATGGGTGGTAAGAGAAAACTTACATTCTCTCAAGCCCATCGAGTCGCTATGCGTACAACTGGAAGATGACAGGATTTACAACTTCAGCTACAATTTCTGAGTTAATTAATAAAAGGCCAATAAATCGCAAAAGAAGAGTTAAGATCACTCTTAAAGCACCTCAGAATCGCAATTTAAAGGCCACACAGCAACTTTTAAAGGTCAGGGGTACTTAGTAACCCCAAACCTCTTTTCTGGCCTCTAGGACGGCTGTATCACGCCAAATCCAGTCATCAGGATTAGGAATAATGCTATTTTTTACATCTTCCTTAGAATTTACTGATTCTAGATATTTACCCATAACAGAAATAATATGCTCGCAAACTTTCATAGGACTATCATAATCTGTTAGGCTCATACTCTCAAACTTAGCACCAGATTTGTTTGCTATTAGATACCAAAGTTTTTGATTTGCGTTTGTGCCTCTATGATAAATAGATTGTTGCATAGCATGAGACATAGACAAACCAGTAGGTTTACGCTTGGTCGTTTTAAGATCAATGTAAAAATCTTCTTTTGTTTGCTTGTCCTCAAAATGAAAGTCAGTGTAACCAATTAAAGGTATTCCACTAATATCTAACTCGACTTTTTTTTGATAGCCTAAGAGATTCCATTTAAAACCAAACTCATTAAATGCTTTGACACCCTCCTCAAATAAAGGAATTAAGTTGTATTCTTCCTCATCTGTTTTTGGGTCATCAAATAATTTACAGTTTGCGTGGAACTCATCAAACATTTTATCTATTGCCTCTTTTTTATCTATTCCGTTCAGCCACATATTAAGACCTGACTCAACAGCTTTACCACGTTCTGCCGCCGCTGATGATGGGAACTCAAACTCAAATATACGTTTCAATGCCCAACGATCTCTTTGAAATGCAAACTCATTCAAATGGCTAAAAGACAAAGGCAATAAAGTTTTATCGCCTAAATCAAATTTTTTAAAATGTTCAATCATAGCATATCCATATGGTTTTGCGTTTGTTTGATATTATCGTCAATATCTACAATAAGTTCTTCACACTTTTTATAAATACGATTATCTTTACCAAACCTTTTCATATGAAGATCAAGACCAAACTTTGTTAGTTCCATGACCCTAATATCTTCATTACATTTATCGTATGCACGCATTTTTTGCATATCAATGCCGTTTTCCATTTCCTCTAATTGTTTTTCACTAATAGAAAATAATTTTTGATCTGATGACATAATTACTCCATTAATGAATACTCAGCAAAAGTTTTACCTTTTCGAGTGACATTTTTAGTTATGATTGCGTTCCCTTGTTCTCTTAAATTAAATATTCTTGCACTTAATCTAAAACAGCCAAATTTCTTTAAAGCTACAAGTGGGGTTAATGTTTTACCTGATTTTAAATAATCAAGTATTTGTTGGTTTTGTGTTAGTGCTGGCATAATGACTCCTTTCTATAAGTTATTTTTTGCCAATTCTCTTTCGTTTACGACCTTAGTTCTGAGGTCATCACGAAAAGCCTTAAAGGTCTCGTATCTAATTTTAGAACGATTCCTTTGTTTAAGAGTAGTTTTATATCTGTTAAACCACTGCTTAAATTTTTCATCAGAATAAATTAATCCATTTAATTCTGTTGTATTCTTATAACTGCTATTTTTACTATGTTCTAGCGTTAATTCTGCAATAATCATTTTCTCTTCTTTTTTCATCAATTCTGCCGCTGTATCATCATCAGCAAAATCTAATCCTATTTGCTCTTGTTTTGTAGAAAGTTCATTTGGGTTAAAATCTAGTGAATAAATATCAGTTGTCATTTTGTTCAAACTCCTTATTTTCTATTTTTTGTTGTAATTCTGTTCTAAATTCTTCGTTTATTCTTCTATTGCTGTGGGCTAGAGTATGACAAGGACGGCACACAGGAAACAAATTGTTTGGTACATTGTATAAATTTTTTTTACTACCGCCCATACCTTTAGATGTAAGATGATGTATTTCTACGGCTGGCCTTTGATAGCAACCCCAACACTGGGGGGTATCAACTATAGATAACCCCCAATAGTCGTAAAATATCTTTCGGTAATTTTTAGATATTTTTGAGGTTGTCATTAAATGCTCTTACTGCATTTTTAGTCAAATCGCTTATATCTTCAACACTGAAATGACCACTACCCATTGAACGACCAACAACACCAGTCACGAAAATATCCATTCTCTGAGTATCATTTTTATTCATACCATTTACTATAGGCATGGGTCTTGATTGTTGCCCGCTAGTTGGCAAAGCATCATCAAGTGTATGATTATCAGCAATAGATACATCTTTAACATTAGTATATGGGTTGCCGCCTTTTGATGTTTTTACATTTATAATAGTAAAATTTATTGCATCGCCAGACTGAGGCATAGGGTTCATAACTTTACCCCTGTAATATAATCTAGTGCCATCGACTAAATCTATTGCGTAGTTTGGTTTTCCGTCTTCGGTATTATCAAAGACTTTATCAACTATGTTCGACATTGTAGTTTCTCCTTATTATTATTTGTTAATTACGTTATAGCCTCGACCCTCTAAACAATTATTAATTAAATTTTGTCTAGTATCTAATTTAGGCGATAGCCATAACACTCTCCAACGAAAACTATTATACACTACTTTTGATTTATCAACAAAAGCATTGGTATTATCTTCAACTAAAGATTTACAAGTATAATAGTCATCGTGGTATCGTTCCGCTGTCCCCTCAACATTAGCGGAACTTTTGCCTCTACTATCTACTATTGGCGTGGTGCTACACCCAGCAAGGAACACAGCACCACATATTAGTAAAAGCAAAACTATTAATACCCTAAAAATAGACTTATTAGAAGTTTTCTTTTTGGGTAAAATTCTTTTAACACTATACAAAGGAGTCTTTTTTCCATCTGTAGAGTAACCAATTACCTCTCTATGGTCTAAACCATAAGGAAATAAATTTTTAGATTTTTTAGCTTTTTTCATAATTATAACCTCCAGTGTCTATCTACATTAGATAAAACTGTTAATTGTTTATGTGCTAATTTATATTCTTCGTAGAGTGGTTTTTTATTTTCTTTAATTCTATCATACTCTCTACCATTTTTTGCTATATATGACTCATACAAATCTTCTGCATCATTTGAGGTACTTAATACTTCAGTTTGTATTAAATCTGCTTGATTGCTTGAGTCAGCAGAAAGATAGTAAGCAAGTTCTTCATCAACTTCAATCACAGAAAATTTACCATTATATTTTTCTCTATAATTATCAATCCAATTACAAACTTTATCTCGTATTTGATCTTGCTCTTTCTCTGTCATTTCTCTTTCAGTTCCGTTAGCATCTTCAGTTGTTAAACCAATTTGCCAATCCACACCCTCAAAATATCCAAATAAAAGTTCCTGTGCTTTTTTATTTAGAAATATTTTTAATTTTAATGCACTCATTATTTTTTCTCCTTATTATTATTATTAGATTTGTTGATTGCACTCTTCATAACTAAATTACCATCGTTATCATAGACAGCAGTAGAGTTATCAAGATGAGTTATTTTAAAAAGATTTTTAATTTTTGGTGGCCATTGTCCACTTGAACTAGGCTCAATTACATCAAATCTTTGTATCTTCTTAAAAAGTCTGTTTAGTTTAGGCATTATAAACCATCTCTTTCTTTTTTAGGTAAATGTTTTACTCCATATCTTGCGGCACAATTAACACCGCAAAATCTATATCTACCAAGATAATAGTAATAACTTACTCCGTCCCAAAGAGTATAATTATAAGTGTACTGTTCTGGAACTTTTGGAATAAATATGGTTGGTCTATCTTTGATGTCACCATATCTATCTTTATAAGTTTCAAGAGGGCCGTCATAATCCCACTCACCAACACGAGTTTTTTTGACTCGATAACAAATCATATTACCTGAGTATGGTTCTTTTTTATTATAATATGTATGTGATCTTCTTTTTATATTTTTACCACAAGTTATACATTTAGGTTTAGGCATTGTTTTCTCCTTATTATTATTATTTATATTGTTTTTTGATTACTTTTGGCAAAAGTATAAAATTAAAGTGCCAATCTTTTTTTTTTATTTTATTAATTGAAAAAACATTACAAAGTTTTAAATTTTCTTTAGCCCAATCTAAAACCTCTTTTTTATTTTTAAAATTAATATTATCGTTAAAACCTACCAGTCTCGATTGTAAAGGTTTTAGATAAGAAATAGTTTTACCATTATTAAAATCAGCATCTAATTCTACATAAGGTAAATTATTTTTATCGTATTGAAACGATTGAGGGAAATTTAAAGAATATCCCATTATCGAGTATATGTGCATTGTAGTCTCCTTATTATTATTATTATTAAACATTCCTAAAACCTACCAATTTTTTTAGGTTATTCAAGATATTTTTTAATTATTTTTAGGTAAAAAAAACCTTGATTCATAAGGATTTTTCACTAATAATTTTAATAGTTCTTTTTTTAGCTAGGCATTGTAGCTTTTTGAACTAGGTAATTGACCCATTTTTAATTACCGATTCGGGGGTGGGTTTGCTTCTATGCTTTTTTCCCCACCCCCTTAAAATACTATTTTACCCAAAAATAATTCTAGGTTTTTCTTGCAACTGTAATTAAAAAAAATTACAAAGCTAAATAAATGATATTAAAAAATCTTATTAAAAAATTAATAGATCATACCTTTTTTGCAGATCACAAAGTTTATATTGAGTTACATCAATATGACAAAGAAAACGATGAATTTAAATATTATAAATTTAACATTACAGGCGTAGAAGAGGGTGGAAATGTAGGCTGTGAAGAATACACAAGAATATTGGGAAATATAAACTCATGTGTTGAGGTAGATAATGATTATATTCCCCCCAATGAAAATGAAATTGCAAATGGACAAAAATTTGGAAGATTTATTGAAAAATTAACAAAGAAAAAAATAACATTTATAAATAAATAATTCTTATTTATTAAAAACATAAATTGTTTAGAAATGGGAGAAACAATGTTCATAGACGAAAACTCAAAACCTAAAGAAAAACTCAAAGCATGGTATTTATTTACTGAAGATTTTATAGCTGGCACATCACATTTAAGTAGTGAAGAAATAGGAATTTATATAAGATTACTTTGTTGGAATTGGAACAAGCGATGTATTGGATTACCTAAAAGCATAGATAGGGTAAAACGGATCGCAAGTTGCCAAACAGATAGTGAAAAATTATCTTGTGAAAAAATACTAAAAGAATTTTTTGTTGTTGTAGAAAACCACTATCAAAATGAACGTCAGCTACAAGAATATTTATATATTCGTAAAAGAATTGATGCGTCTAAAGTAAATGGTAAACTAGGCGGGAGACCAAAAAAACCTAGCCAAAACCCCCCTACCCCTACCCCTACCTCTACCAATACATCTACTAATAAATACTCTCCTACTTTTAAAAAGTTTTGGGATAGGGTTACAAATAAAGTTAGTAAAGGTATAGCAGAAAAGAACTTTAAGAAGATTGAAAAAGAGTGGCGAGACCAGCCCGAAAAATTAGCTGATATGTATAATTCTTATTATGATTCGGTCAAAGACAAAGAATTTGCCAAACAACCCGCATTTTGGCTTTCGGCTCAAAAATATTTAGATGAAATTCCTAAAAAAAAATATGATTTTGGGGTAACAATAACAAAAGACGAAGATAAAATTAAAATGTTTACAGACGCTATAAAAGATAAGAAAGTAACTAGGTTTATAAAAGATTATGCTGTAAAAAATAAAGAAATAATTGATATGGGTATTAGAAAAGGTTTTTTAACTAAAGAACAAGCTATCAATGATCTTGGAATGAAGAATGAATATAGATGAGTAAACCTTTAAAAATATCAGAACAAGCGGCTGTGCAAATGCCTATGAAAACAGTTGCTAGCTTGATTTTACTTGTAGCGGCTGGGGTGTTTGCTTATACAGAACTTACAGCTAGGCTTGTATCATTAGAAACATCTCGTGAGTTGATGAAAGCTGATTTACTAAAGGCAAGCGACCAGAAACCAGTAGATCAGGAACAATTTATGCTTTTGGAAAGTTTATTTTCTGATGTAGAAAAATTAATCGAAAACCAAGAACAAAACGTAACAAACAAAGTAAACATAGAATTTAATAAACAATTACTTGAAAAGGCTTTGGAGGATATAGAAAAACTAAAAGATAAAGTCAGAGAAAACGGAAATGGTTGAAACAGTAGTAGCTTTGCTTTTACTTATCAATGGAGAAATAAAAGAGGCAAGAATTCAAAGCACAATGTCAGAATGTCTCAAAGGGTCTCGACTAGCTAAAAGACAATTAAAATCTGGTAGTAATGTTAAATATCAGTGTATTAAGTCAAAAGCAGAATTAGAGACTAATATAGATGGTTCTTTATCAATAAAATCATTAATTTTAGAATAGGCTTTATTTTTTGATATTTTTTTGATAAACAAAAGTTACCTAACTCATAGGGTAAGAGGATATGTCGAGACCAAAAAAATATAATATTGACAAGGAACAAGTCAGAAAATTAGCTAAATTAGGTTGTACTAATAAAGAAATTGCAGATTTCTTTGGGTGTAGTGCTGATCTTATTGAAAGAAGTTACTCGGAATATCTGACAAAAGGGCGAGCCGAAATGAAAATGAGGCTTAGACAACTACAATGGAAGAGTGCAGAAAAAGGGAATGTAGTAATGCAGATATGGCTTGGAAAACAAATACTAGGTCAATCTGAAAATAATATTACAGAAGATGATGAACCTTTGGCGTGGTCTGTTGAGTGATACCATTCCCACAGAAACGCTATAATATAATTTATGCAGACCCAGCGTGGACATTTACGTTTTGGAGTGAAAAAGCACAAAGAAAAGTATCAGATCATTATAATTTAATGTCGGCTGATGATATATACAAAATGCCTGTTAATGAAATTGCAGACGATAATTGTATTTTATTTATATGGGTTACTTATCCAAACTTATTAGAGGGTTTGGAAACTATAAAAAGCTGGGGTTTTGAATACAAAACTTGTGCTTTTTGTTGGGTAAAAACAAATAAAAAATTTGATACAAAACAAATGTCTTTTATTCCTATGGATTCCTTTAATAGTTTTTGGGGTATGGGTTATTATACAAGGTCTAATACAGAATTGTGTTTATTAGCAACAAAAGGAAAACCACAAAGAATTTCAAAATCAGTACATCAATTAGTTTATGAACCAATAAGAAATCATAGCCAAAAACCTGATTGTGTTAGAGAAAGAATTGTAGAACTTTGTGGCGATCTACCTAGAATAGAATTGTTTGCTAGACAAAAAACAGATGGTTGGGACAGCTGGGGGGATCAGATTTAATGCCACTAACAGATCCGCAACGGGCTGTAATAAATTGTAATAAAAGGTTCAGAGTTCTTATATCTGGTCGTAGATTTGGCAAAACTTTTTTAGCAATACAAGAAATGGCTAAATTTGCTAGATTTCCAAATCAGCGTGTTTGGTATGTGTCCCCTAGTTATAGACAAAGTAAAACTATTTGCTGGGATATGCTTAAAGAAATGATGTTAAGACATAGATGGGTCAAAAGAATAAATGAGTCTGACTTATCATTGTTGCTAAAAAACAACACTCTCATAAGTCTAAAAGGGGCTGATAATGACCAGTCATTGAGAGGTGTTGGACTAAATTTTATTGTGCTAGATGAATTTGCTGACATCAAACCACAGGCTTGGTACGAGGTTCTTAGACCAACTTTAAGTGACACGCTAGGTCACGCACTGTTTTGCAGTTCGCCAAAGGGTTTTAACTTTGCTTATGATCTATATAGTAAACAAGACCCTGAGTGGCAGAGTTTTAAATATACTACATTAGAGGGTGGTCAGGTATCTGAGTCGGAGATAGAACAAGCGAAGAATGATTTAGATGAGAGAACTTTCCAACAAGAGTATTTAGCAACCTTTGTAAACTATGCGGGTATTATTTATTACAACTTTGACAGAAACAAAAACATTATTGATAGCTATAAGAAAAAATTTAAAACAATTCATGTTGGGCAAGACTTTAACATAGACCCGATGGTGGCTGTTGTTTCTGTAATAGAAAATGATAAGATATTTATAATTGATGAAATACAAATATTTTCTTCTAATACAAACGAAATGATTGACGAAATAAAAAGCAGATACCCAGATAAACAAATTATTTCTTATCCTGACCCAAGTTCTAAAGCTAGAAAAACATCTGCGGGTGGAATGACAGATTTAGCTTTACTTAAAAATGCTGGCTTTGATGTAAGAGCAAGAAACAAAGCACCACTTGTTAGAGATCGAATCAATGCAGTAAATTCAAAATTTAAAAATACAAAAGGTGTAAATAGTTTATATGTTTTAAAATCTTGCAAAAATGTTATTAAGTCTATAGAAAGACAAATATACAAAGAGGGAACAAATGTGCCTGATAAAGATGGTTCACATGACCATTTTAATGATGCGTTAGGTTATTTGGTAGAGTATAACTTTCCTGTAAGACGGGATTTTAAACCTAACCCTCTGCAAAGGTGGAGTTGATGGACAGAAAATTTTTAACAAACAAGCACCCTCTCTGGCATGCTAATATTCAGAACTGGGAATTTTATATCAGATCATATTTAGGCGGAAATGATTATCGTAATGGTTATTATTTACATAGATATATCTTAGAGACTTCAGAGGAATACGATCAAAGAATTAGACATACACCAGTTGATAACCATTGTAAAAATGTTGTTCAGATTTACACCAGCTTTTTATGGAGAGTACCACCGACTAGAGATTATGGTTCTTTAGATGGAGACCCAGCATTAGAGTCTTTTGTTAATGATGCAGATTTAGATGGTAGATCATTTAATACAGTTATGAGAGATGTTCAAATGAATGCAAGCATCTATGGTAATTGTTGGGTAATTATTGACAAACCACAATCAAACACAAGAACAAGAGCAGAGGAACTCGATCAAGACATAAGACCTTATATGTCTATTTATACACCAGAAAACATTGTGAACTGGAATTACAAACGAGCCGCTAGTGGCAGATTTTATCTAGATATGCTTTTAGTTGTTGAGGATATTAATACTGAAAGAGCAATATTAAAAATGTTTACAGAGGAAGAAATAACAACATATCAAGTTACAGATTATGAAAAAGAATATGCAGAGGGCGATGTTACAGTTATAGATCAAGTGCCAAATGCTATTGGTGTTATTCCATGTATAAATGTTTACAATCTTAAAGGTGCAAAAAGACCGATAGGTATTAGTGATCTTGCAGATGTGGCTTATTTACAACAATCAATTTACAACGATTATTCAGAAAAAGAACAGCTTATAAGATTAGCTAACCACCCAAGTCTAGTTAAAACGCCAAGTGTTGAGGCTAGTGCTGGTGCTGGTTCAGTTATAGAAATACCAGAGGATATGCCGTCAGATTTAAAACCTTACATCATACAACCAAGCGGACAAAATTTAGAGGGTATTATGAATTGTATTAGAAATAAAATTGATGCAATAGATCGTATCACTCACATGGGTTCGGTTAGAGGTACATCAGGCCAACAAATATCATCAGGTATTGCACTACAAACAGAGTTTCAATTATTAAATGCAAAACTATCTGAAAAAGCAGATTTCTTAGAAAATGCTGAAGAGCAAATTTGGTCTCTGTTTGCTAGATGGCAAAACAAAGAATGGGACGGCTCAGTAGATTACCCTGATACTTTTGATGTAAGGGACTGGGCTAACGATTTACAATTTTTACAAATGGCAAAAGCTAGTGGAATAAAATCAGAAACATTTAACAAAGAATTAGATAAACAGATTGCGGAGGCAGTTATTGATGATAATGAAACAATTAAAACGATTAATGATGAGATTGATAGCACCAGAACTACTAGAGGACAATTTACGACAACCGAAATCGAGGGACAGACACCAGATGGCCAAGAAGAAGAAGAAAGTTAGAAAAGTTCCTAAAGACAAAGAAACAGGAATACCAAAAAAATATTTATCTGGTCTTAAAGGGTCAAAGAGAACTCGTAGAGCAAGTCTTATCAAAAGAGTTTCATCAATCTACAAATCAGGTGGTTTTATACCAAGAGCATTATTACGGAGTAGAACAAAATCATAATGGCTAGTAAATTTAGAAAACCATTGTCTGCGGCTACAAAAGCAACACTTAGACGTAAAGCTAAAGCATCTAAAAGATATACTTATGCAACATTAGCAAAGGTTTATCGTAGAGGTCAGGGTGCATTTTTATCAGCTGGAAGTAGAAGAGTTCCGATGGCGGCTTGGTCGATGGGAAGAGTAAATAGTTTCCTAAGAGGTTCAAGAAAACACGATTTAGATTTAAGAAAAAAAAGAAAAAAATAATAATGGCAAAGTATCAAGGTCGTACAGTAAAACTCGGTAAACCTTTCAGAACACCTGGTCAGAGTAAAAAATTTGCTGTTTATGTAAGAGATCGTAAAACAAAAAATGTAAAAAAAGTAAGATTTGGCGATCCTAATATGTCAATTAAAAAAAATATACCAGCACGCCAAAGGTCGTTTCTTGCGAGAATGGGTGGGGTTTTGAGACAAGTCAAAGGGCAAAAATCTTTGTCGCCAGCATTTTGGTCGATTCGTGCATGGAAAAAAAATTTTCCATTATAACGAATGTCAAAAATATTAGATAAACTTGCAGATCAACACGAAGAAAGAATTGTTAATGTTCTTTATAAATTAGAGGACGATGTAGTAGATGCGGTCAGAAAATCTACTGGAGGAGAATTAGTATCAACTAGAATTGCAATACAATTACAACCTCAGATTAGAATTCTTGTAGAAAACAACTTTTTAAACGAGGCAGATTTATTAATTAACGAAGAATACAACCTGATAGCAAAAGAGGTTTTAGATACATTTGGTAAGATGCCTATACCCGCAAAATTTAAAAATTTAACACAAGTTGATCTACAAACTATCAATGCACTCAAATATCAATCATTTAGTGGCTTTGAAGATGTAGCAGAAAGATTTATTAAAATTATTAATGATGAAGTTTACCAAAGCACAATAGCTGGCAGACCATTTATTGATGTAGAAAAGAATATAAGATCGCATATTAATGGAGTTTATCAAAAGTCAAATCAAAGAGAAATCAACGAGTTAGTAGATTATATTAACGAAAATAAATACAATCCAAGTTTAAAATCTAAGGTTGAAGAAAGCATTACAAAACTAAGAACAGAGTATGCCGCTGATAGGGCTGGAGAAAATTTAAGACGATATGCTGGTCAAATAGCACATGACTCGATTATGCAGTTTCATGGTCAGTTTACAGTAAAAAAAGCAAAAGACAGTGGACTAAATCATTTTAGTTATACAGGAACCTTAGTGCGTGACTCTAGACCTTTTTGTCGAGATATGGTAAACAAAACTTTAACCGAAAAAGAAATTCGGGATATTTGGAACTCTAGGTCATGGGCTGGCAAAAGTTCTGGAGACCCTTTTATTGTTAGAGGGGGTTATCGTTGTCGGCATACTTGGATTCCAACAAATCCTGATTGGAACATATAAGGAGATATAAATGGCTGACGAACAACCAAAAGTAGAACAAACTACTGAACAAGCTGTTTCACAAGAAACAACACAAAATGAACCACAGAAAGAGGAAATAGATAAAAAAAAATTTTCTGAGGAACAAGTAAATGAAATCGTTAAATCAAGATTAGCTAAAGACAGAGCATCTACTTACAGCAAATTAGGTGTTGAGGATTTAGAAACTGCTATCCAAGCTGTTAAATTACAAAAAGAGGCAGAGGAAAAATCTAAAATTCAAAAGGGCGAGTTTGAAAAAATATTAAAAGAAAAATCTGACGAGTCTGAAAAAAGAATTAATAGTTTACAAACAGAACTTAGAGACATCAAAGTTAATAAAGCTTTACTGTCATCAGCGTCAAAAAACAAAGCTATCAACCCAGATCAAGTTGTAGAGTTGTTAAATAAAAATATCAAAATAAACGAATCAGGTAATGTTGAAATTCTTGATAAAAATGGTATAGCTAGATATAACAGTAAGGGGGAACTTTTTACTACTGACGAGTTAGTTGAAGAGTTTTTGAACACAAACCCGCACTTTGTTTCTGCCTCTCCGAGTGGCA